GTTCTACTATCAGTATTTTGAATATAAGAAGCACCCGGTGAAGCTGAAACCGTTGTCCAAAAAACTGAGGTGCCATTCGATGCAAGAACTTGATCATTAGTTCCAAATGATCCATTTGCTTTAATACCTGCACCTTCAGCTATTTGAAGATCACCTAAAGTTCCAATTATTAATTGACCATCAAATGTATTATTAGCTCCAGTGAAGTATAGATTGCCACTTAATGTTCTGCTATTAGTGTTCTGCATATAGCTAGCTGCTGCAGTTCCACCCAAATAACTTGCATTGTTTGCGGTGCCAGTATATATGGTAGAATTAATAGTAGCATTTGCGCTGCTATTACCAATGTAGGCATAAGTGCTATATACATTAACGTAGCTTATACTATTTCCAACTGATATGTAATTATTACCTATATCAGTATTGACAGTTGAATTACCTACGGTTATAGTACCAGTAGTGATAGCTATACTATTTGCAGTCAATGAATTTGCTGTAATCCCAGCTGTCCAAAAAACCGCAGATCCGTTCGATGCAAGAATTTGACCGCTAGTTCCTAGAGATCCGTTTGCAATTAGCCCACCATTAATTCTAACATTTCCAGAAAATACTACGTTAGCCCCTGAGAATATTAAGTTGCCACTTAATGTTCTGCTATTAGTGTTCTGCATATAGCTAGCTGCTGCAGTTCCACCCAAATAACTTGCATTGTTTGCGGTGCCAGTATACACAGTGGAATTAATAGTAGCATTTGCAGTACTATTACCAATATAGGCATAAGTGCTATATAAATTAACGTAGCTCGTGCTATTTCCCACAGACACATAGTTATTACCTATATCAGTATTGACAGTTGAATTACCTATAGTTATAGTACCAGTAGTGATAGCTATACTATTTGCAGTCAATGAAGACGCAGTAACACCAGTTGACCAATAAACCGCCGATCCATTCGATGTAAGGATTTGAGCATTAGAGCCGAATGACCCGTTAGCCCAAATACCAGCTGCGGAATTTATAATGATGTCGCCAGTATTTCCAATAATTAAATTAGATGTAAATACAATGTCACCCGATAGAGTGTAATTACCATTACTTGTAATATAGTTGGCGGCGGCTACTGTACCTAGATATGAAGAATTATTTGATGTAAGCGCGTTATTTACATTAAGGTTAGCTTCAAGCTTTCCATTTAAGTATCCAGCTGCATTAGCAGTTAGCGCGTTATTTACATTAAGGTTAGCTTCAAGCTTTCCATTTAAGTATCCAGCTGCATTAGCAGTTAGTGCATTGTTTACATTGAGATTAGCTTCAAGCTTTCCATTTAAGTATCCAGCTGCATTAGCAGTTAAAGTGCTATTTGCAGATCCGCTAAATGAAGTCGAATTGATAATTGCATAGATACTATTGTTACCTATAGTTATAATCGAACTATTAACTACAACATTTCCAGAAAATACAACTTCGCCCGCAAAACTGGCTACATTTATAGTTGCATTATTAATAACAGCATTAGATATAGTAGATGCCCTAGATACTATTTTCCATACACCGGGTGGATCGCTCCACTGATAGGTAAAGCCATTAACTGTATATAATTCATTGTTGGCGACTGGGGTAGGAAATGCCATCTATAATGTCCTATGCTGGTGGAAGAAAGTCGAACCAGTAAGTATTAACTCCATCATATATTCGCATATATGGTTTACTATCAGTAGTGTACCACCAAATATCTCCAAAATTTGGATTTGAGGGTGGAGAATCTCCAACTGTATATGTTGCAGCCCAATAAGTTGCTGATCCATTAGAAAGGAATTTATGTCCATTGGATCCAGTGGATCCATTAGCAACTATTGAATTTACCTTTAGCGCAGTAGAATTAGCAGTAGTATTTACTGTAGAATTACCCACGGTAAATGTAGTGCCGTTAAATCTCAAATCTGATGAAGTTGCAAAATCACCCGAATTATTGAATATTAATTCAGTATTAGATCCGGGAACAGCAGATCCATTTGCAGCTGTTGACCAATATACTGTACTACCATTTGAGGTTAATATTTGACCTACAGATCCAATAGATCCGTTGGCTATAACACCCGCGGTGGTATTAATTATTAAATTGGCAGTATGACTGTGCACTCCGGTTATAGTATAATTACCAGAAGTATTAACGTATCCCTCGGGACCAACACCACCTAAATGAAAAGCGTCATTAGCCACACCAGCATTATTGGAATAAACTACAGCCTGCCCATCAATTGTGATACCAGCATTGGAAACTGCTACATTACCTATATTAAAAGAAGTCGGGGATATATTTGCAAATCCTGCAGTCGCATTTCCGATTATGATCTCGGATCCTCTAAGATACAATTTTCCAGGAGTTATGTAGGTGTTGACAGTGCTATTTCCTACACTGAAATTACTAATATTGTTACCTAGATTAAGTGTCTTAGTACTTTTATCATATGAAAAATCAGCATCAGTACCTAAGGCATCGGAATCGTTGAACTGAATGTATGTGTTTGAACCTGCTGCTGCAGATGTAGATGTCCCCCAATAAACATTGGTACCATTAGACTTTAGTACATTATTGTTTGAACCTGCACTGCCGTTTGCATTGATCGAGACGACTCTAAGGCTATTTACATTAGCACCTATCTCAAAGTATGTTGTTCCATTTGATGAGAATAATTTGCCATCTGTTAGATTTAGTGCAAGTTCCCCGGTATCCAGGAATTGTGAATTCGCTGAATTTGTTGTATTCGGAGTTCTATCAGATGTAGAAGTACGCTTGATTTGAATTTTATTACTAGCTGACATATGTCATTCCTATCAACCGGTATATACCGAGGATTAAAAATCTTCTTTAGCTTTTGAGGATTTCTTATTTAAGGAAGCCTCAAGCTTATTTATAGTTTGTTTTAGGACTTCATTCTCGGCAATTAAATTTGTGGTGATTTTTTTTGCCATCTCGAGCTGAGTCTGAGACATCAGATCAGCTCGAGTATATTTGTCTATGGCAGCCATTAATTTTTCAATATATATGTTTACAAATTCAGAATCCATAATATAATCATCCTATAAGTTTGTGTTTAGAAAGTTCCGCCGTCTAAAGTTCCATATGAAGGCATTCCACTATCATTGATCTGAAGCACTTGTCCAGGAGCATTTGATGCAGGAATAGCAAGCTTGCTTAGATAAGTTGTATTAGATGCGTATACTATGTCACCATTTGCATAGCTTGCATAACCGGTACCACCTGATGTAGCTACAAGCGCAGTAGCTAGTGATATGCTATTTGCAGTAAGACTAACGCTTACTGTGCTATTAGCAGTAATCTGAACCGCAGAAGAGTTAGATACGAATGCTCCAGTATCTAGGAAAGCTCTTAGGGTAGCTAAACTATAGCCAGTAGCAGCTGTATCTACTGTAGTAGTAGGCTCAACATTAGAACTGAATAGACTCCATGTTCCTCTAGTTAGAGATCCAGCAGTATGATCTCTGAATAAACCGGAGTAGTATGTAGTAGTTGCGTTGCCGCTCTGACCATATATACCAAAGTCGATAGTATCGGTACTTACATTGCCATTAGCTACCTTGATATTAGCGTCTTTAACTACTAAGCTAGTAGTATCGATAGTAGTTAGCGTTCCAGTAACTTTAAGATTTCCGGATACCTCAACGTCTTGTACTCTTAGATATGCACTGGCCATATCAACATTGGCACCAGTAAATGTCGTATGCGTGGTGTTAGCAATAAAATTACTGCCTACAGTGAACGAAGCTGCGTTTACTAAATTAGTAACGAAGATAGCATTAGCATATGCTGCAGTAACATTAGCTATGAAATCACTACCAACCTTTAATGATGCAGCATTGACAGTGCCAGTCGCAAAGATAGCATTTACAGAAACTGAACTCGAGTTAATAACTGTATTAACACTAGAGTTACCTACACTAATTGCCCCGGTAGTTTTATCGAAAGTAAGATTAGAAGTTGAACCCATTGTTCCTGAGTCATTGAACTGAATCTGTGTATTAGATCCAGCAACTGCAGAAGCAGATGCCCAATAAACATTGGCACCATCGCTGAACAGAGCATATCCAGCTTGACCAATTGATCCGTTAGCGATAATGCTTTTTATGATTGCATTTGAAGTTATATTTGCAACTGCCATTGTAACAGTGTTTGAAGTCTTATTGAATGTAAATGAAGCCGAACCGTTTGCAAAGTCACTATCATTAAATGTTATCTCTGTATTGGTACTACCAATACCTAGATCGGGTGTAGCCCAATATACTGTGCTACCATTACTGTGAAGAACTTGCTGGTCAGAACCAATAGTACCATTTGCAATAAGAACAGAGATAGATGTATTTGTTCCTATAGTTATATTATTAACTGTCAGAGTATCAGTGCTATTATTAAATGTGAAGTTAGCTGAACCGTCAGTATTTCCACTATTATTGTAGCTAATCTGGGTATTTGATCCAGGAGCTGCGGCGGCTCGCGCCTTAACAAACAAGTCAATTGCTGCTGCAGTAACAAGAGTAGTCGCTAAGGTTTCGCCACCACCAATAGCAGTGCTATTTGCTGTATTGGAAATAACAGTGATTATTGGAGATGTAATCGTGCCAGTTGAAGTCGATATGGCCAGTGCAGAAGTGCGTGTATTGGATATGAATCCATTAGCGTCTACAACTATGACGGCATTAGCTATGAGTTTACCAATATTCTCGGTATTTGATATTGTTCTATCCAGATACGCGTATCCAGAACCTCCGACTATAAATCCGGCATTTGACGTGCCAGTCTGAGCACCAATATAGAGGGTATTTGCTATGTAGCTATAAGCCAATTCACCGCTATTAAGAGTATTTGCTGGTGTTGGATTATTATTACTTCTTTTAATTTGAATAAAATTTGCCATAGATAGTTGTCCTTTTTTTTAAAATCCGCCGCCGTCAAAAACTAAGTCTTCAACTGTGATAATCTTTACGACATATTTATTAATATCTGCGTCATAAACAAGAACTGATCCATCTGGTGGATTATTTTCAATAACATCAAGCAAACTATGTACGTATTTCTTTGGTAATTCTCTGATAGGTGTTACTTTTGGATCAGCTGCCATAGATAATTACCCTTCTAAAATGTGCCCCCATCAAGTATCTGGTTTTCTACATTAATAGTTTTTACTATATATTTATGTAATTCAGCATCCCACACTAAGGTAGCTCCCGCTGGAATATCATCTGGTACCTCTACATCGAATAGATCCTTGACATAATTCTGTGGAGCTGGAGTAGTTCTAAGAGCCGCTGCTGTAGAAGAAGGCTTAGTTGCTCCTGCAGTTAGGGCAGCTGTATTTGGCTTTATTGCTAATGTAGATCGAGCCAGAGATACTTTAGTGGGCATCTGTCACCTCAAGCAAAATCAGCTAGTACAGTTACGGCGGGTGTAATAGTTATAACTCCTTGAATGATTCTAGTTACTATATTGCTCTGATCTATGACTATTAAGTCATATACATATCTACCAGGATTAAGAGCTGCCGTTTGTGTAGCAGTTAAACTTAGTGTAGCTGATCCTAGAAGGAGAGTCACTGTAAAAAGTGCAGCTGGTGTTAGTGACGTATACCATGCACGAATTTGCGCGCGTCCTATATATACTGAGAGGTCTAGTGGGTTATTCGACGCGTCAGTCATGGATATACTCGTATTGAAAGTAGTACCCTGATCGATCGTTATATTAGCCTGTACAGCCATTTATTCTAACTTCCTTATACAACAATACTAGATCTTTGGAATTTAACCACTGCAACTGCTGAGTTTGCCGTAGCTATTAGTCTCATGGCACCTGCATTGATGTCAGTCTTAAATATAGCCAATTTTCTACCTATAACAACTGTACCATATTCGGAGAGGTACGAGTCAGAACCATCATTCATAATCATTATCTTAGTAGTGTGGAAGCCTCTTCCAGATGTTCCACCTGGCTCTACCATCTGAATAGTGTACTCGGCTGATCTATACACTGCAGCATCTAGACTATCTATAACAACGTCTGAGCCGAGAGTCGTAAATACCGTACTATTTGCAGTGTACTGCACGACATTGGCACCCGAAGAATTCTGTATGACTATTGAATTATTTACAGCTAGATTCTTAACGGCGGCGTTACTAGTAAGAGTCACATCTCCCGCAACTGAGAGAGTATTGGATAGAATAGCAGCTCCAACTACGTTTATCGTATTTGACAAAGTAGTATTACCAGTCACTATCAGTGATTTACTGAGTGTCGTATTACCCGTAACAGTTATGGTATTGGATAGAGCAGCAGCTCCAGTAAGTGTAGTTGCTCCAGTTACTGCTAGAGTATTAGATAATGTAGTTGCTCCAGTTACTACTAGGGTATTTGAGAGCGCAGAATTTCCAATCACTATCAAGCAATTAGAAAAGTTTGCATTTCCAATTAATGAGAGCTCTGCAAGAAGAGTAGTATTACCAAGCACACTAACTGTATTAACAAAGTTACCGCTATTTGCTAGCAGCGTCCACCTAGAAGTGGTATTACCTAAAGCATAAGAATTTGAAACTGGAACAAGATCACCGGTAGAATACGAAGCAAACGAGAATCTACCTGCTACTATTAGGTCACCGCCTACTCTCAAGTCAGTGGCAACATTTGCTGAACCACCTATACCGACAGAAGTAACAGCATTCACGATATTTACTCTAATGCTATCTGTAAATATTGAATTTCCAGTTACATTTATTGCCTTGCTAAATGTTGTATTTTCAGAGAGAGTAGTAGCTCCCGTTACTAAAAGTGTATTAGAGAACGAAACAGCATTAGTATATGTGAGCGAAGTTGTATTAGCTACTAGAGTTGTGCCTATAGTGTGAGATGCTGCATTAATAGTTCCAGTATGATACACGCCAGCAGCATTAGCTATGAAATCGTCAGTTGCTCTAAACGAAAGGGCATTAATTGTAGATATTGATGAGGTAAAGCCATTTCCGAATATTGTTATGATACTAGAATTATTTGCACCGAGAAAGAGGCTACTATCGAGACCAGTATTAATAGGTCTAATATATCCATGCGTTCCATTTCCATAGAGCATCAAGTTATTGGCATATACATAGCCATTATTACTATAGACATTTCCTGAAACACCTATATTGCCCTCTACTCTAAGCTTGTCAGTAGGAGAAGTATTGGCTATACCTACGTTTCCAGTTACATAGAGGTCTCTATTAAACGTTCCTATGCCGCTAACCTCTATGGTATTTGCAAAGTTCGCATTACCGGTAATAGCTAGGGTATTGGAAAGCGCGACATTTCCAGTTATCGTAACTTGATTAGAGAAGGTAGCATTACCAGTTATTGCTATAATTCCAGCAGCAGTAATCGAAGTAGAATTAACAAATGTATTTGAAGTGGTATTGCCGATTGTGATATTATCATATTGGATTACAACAGATGTATTAACCCACGATCTAGTAATTGAGAGAGTATTGGAAGTAAGTTGTAGATTTGACAACTTTAGCGGACTTCCATTTATTAGGAAATCTGTAGAATCAGTAGTGAAGATTATTATTCCATTGCCATTGTATGTGCTTGTTGGGACATGAGTATTATTCCCGTTATTAATATATCTAGCACTTCCTGGAAGTATAGTTGAACTTCCATTAGATAGGGAATTAGCAAAAAGATAGGGTACACCATCAGTACTATACATTTGTATATAGTCAGTGCTATTTGCATTAAGTCTTATTGCTGTTGAATTTGCTACCGCATTAATCGATGAATTTCCGATATTAATTTTAGTTGTAGTTAGATTAACATTAGCTCCGACATTAACACTGACAGATGTATTTGTTATACCGGTAACATCTAAGCCATTTAAGCCAGTAACTAGTCCAGTAACTGACAATGTATTTGCAAGAGTAGCAGCTGCATTGACTCCTAGAGTTCCCGCAATATTTGCGCTCGATTGAAGATTAGCTGCACCTATAAGTTCTAGTGTACCAGAAAGCGTAGAGTTTCCTGCTACTGTCATATTATTTGACATAACAGTATTTCCAATTATAGTTACCTGATTAGAGAAGGTAGCATTTCCAGTAACAGTTAAAGACTTATTAAGAGCGGCATTTCCAACAACAGTTACAACATTGGAGAAGGTAGCGCTACCCGTAAGTGAGAGCGTATTACTTCCTATTATAGGTCCTAGTACAGCCATGTTACCAGATATATTTGCAGTTCCAGTAACTTGAAGCTTGGCATTTGGATTAGTATTACCTATACCAACATTAGCACCTGAAGTTAGTCTCATGACTTCGTTTGTAGCTAATGTGCCATTAGAGAAGAATCTTATACTCTTCTCACCAGCAGTTCCTATAGCTAAATTCGTATTACCAGTGTAAACATGGCCATCAGAGACACCGCTTATTGTCCAAAATGTATTTGACCAAGTAGTACTGTTTATTCCTATGTCTACGAAATTATTTGCGGTTATTCCCTTGTCATCGTATATTACGACATCAGCACCCGCAGATGACTGTGTATTGGCATTCGTTAGAGTAACCTTAACGTGATTATTAACGCTACCATTGATATTAAGAAGCGTATTACCGGAAGAATTCCAACCGCTAAATACGTTTACTGAAGAATTTCCTACGCTGAGATATCCACTAATTGAAGTATTAGTGGTTATTGTTAATACGGTATTTGTGGATACATTTCCACCACCTAGATACGTCGTCTTGAGAGTATTTGATCCAAAGACTCCATTGACAAATGCATTTCCAGTAGTAAAGGATCCACCTAGAGAATTATTGGTAGTAACTGCAGTAGTAGATATAATATCTGCTATGTAGTTAGTTACTTGAAGCCAAGTACCAAAACTCTGCTGGTTAGAAACCTGAGAAACTGCTATTGACATTTATTGGACTCTTTCTAGTATAGTGCTAAGCATTGATTTAATATCCATGACATCCCGTTTTAAGCTCTCATGTTCATTAACAATTTTAACCAACTTAAGTTTAAATTCTCTCTCTTCTTTGTATTTATTTAAAGCAGAGACGTCTGTATTGAGTATAGCCTTACTATTTTTCTCTCTAACTAAATCAGGTCTCTCTTTTACCTTAATAAACTCACTCATTCCATTAAACCTGAAGAGCTATAACTCTCATATCGCTGACACGTGGCACCAGTGCAGTGCTGTCTGATACAGGAACTATTTTCATTGCAAATTGAATATATCCATCATATACGGCATCAGCTGTCGTGCAGTATCTAACTATATTGTCATTTCCATCATATAGAAATGCTGATGTAGTCGATTCTAAACCGGGAATTAAGCCAAGTACACCATTAGAAGCACATACAAATGTTGGAGTTCTATCTACGATCAGAGTAGTCGAATTAGCCACATATACTATTTTTCTAACGTTAAATGGATTTGCCACTACAGTTGAATTTAGATATATTATATTTCCATTGGACAGAGAAGAAGTATCTACGCAAGTGACATTAACCGAAGTTGTATTGCATGTAACTCCGGAAAACATATTAATACTGCTGTTTAATCCATATACTAGTTCTACTTTATCCTGGGTATTTGTGGGGCTACTTCTCAGAGCAGAGTCAGATTGCTCAGCCAAGGGCGACCAGTCTCTATCAGAGAAATTAGAATTGTCAAAAATGCTCTTTAATTTAGCGAACATTTTGACTTCAGTAGCATTTGGCCTATAAGCAGCAATGTATACCTTAAGATCCTCTGAGTCTTGTCCAGGTGCAAGTACTACACTCTTTGACATGTATCTCGAAACTTTGTAGTATCCATTGTCATAAGCTTCATTAAATTCTGTTGCAGTCTGTACAGTTCCAGTATTAGAATTAGTTATATTAGTAAATGCAGTCTGATTAATAAATTTGCCATCTACATTTGTTAATCTAATAAACGATGAATTTGCAAAGTGAACAGTACCAGAAGTAGTAAGAGTATGTGAAGTTTGTTGAATGATATGTCCAACCTCAGCTTTAACTACACCAGTATCAGTTATATTAAGGTATGTTCCACTAATTTCTTCTAGCATAGGTACTATGTTATAGGTATATGTTAAGTTTGTTCTTATAAGATCTAGAACAGGAGATACCTTAGCATTATTCTGAACCATGTCAACTTTAAATATTACTGAATTATCTGCAGCAAAATTAACTATCTCATTACTTCTGGAAAGAGCAACGCGTTCTTTATCAATTAATTCAAGAATAGATCCAGGAGTTATATTTTGATATGAAGAATCTACGGTGAGATTGTTATTGTTTTCTAATCCTCTAAATGAGAAGGCTACACCAGTATTAGATGTAGCTACGAAGGAAAAATCTGGAGTAATGCTATTATACACTGGATCATGCGGGCCAATGAAATTTGCAGATGCTCCAGAAGAAGTTCCAATCATCTGAACGTTCGAAACACCGTTAAGAGTCATGACGCCAGCTGCAGTGCTATCATCTATTATTCCGTAGTAGATATTATTATCTGTTCCGCTATAGTAAGTTCCACCGGAAAATTGACCCTTTAAAGCACCATCGTATTTTACTCTGCCTATGAGAGCAGAAACATCTGAGAATCTAATTGCAGTATTAACTATTAGAGTCTTATTTCCAGAATTAATAGAATTAATTTTTACAACATCGGTCAATGACCTATTAACCGAAGATATGTGAATAATTTGATTGGTAGCATACATTGAAACATCGGGAACAGTTATAGTAGTAGTTGAATCAGTTATAGTATTTTGGCTGACTGCAGTTACCGTAGCGTTAACTGTTGCTACTCCATCCTTTATTATCTTAGTATTGTTATCTAATCCATCACTTATAGAAAATATGCCAGTAGTATTACTGACTTTTACTAGAGAGGTAGTTGCACTGTACACCAATCCAGATACTGCGCCTTGATTAACCTGATCTCCAATATTAAATGTTCCATTGATATTAGAAATACTTAAACTTGCTAGGTCGTAATATCCATTGCTAAATACTATAGTTTCTCTAGGAGTAAAATTTGAAGATGGATTATTATATTCAATCCACTCTTCATCTGGAGAAGTAAAGTACGCAGTTCCACTAGTCACATTAAAATTTGCACAGTACAATTCGTATTTTATATCTTCATTTATAACAGGCTGCCAGCTTAAGTCATTTGATGAGAGGAATAAATCACCCGTATCTTTATTTGACCAGATAGGATTAGAAGTAGTGACGTCCTTATCGCCGATGACAGCAGTCCAGATATTATAATTTGGATCCCCACCAAGAGGTATTACGACTATAGCATATAACTTATTGGCTTCAACGAAAACTGGTGTATCAAACAAGAATGTACTTGGAACTGATGCATTGCTAGAAGCCTTAATACCTACTCTAGTAGTGAAGTCTTCCAAGACTACTACTTCACCTACATCTAGTGTTTTTGATCCAAATGGCAGTCTACTCGAGTCGGGGACACCATTTATTGTTGGTCTAATCTGTACTTCAATTCCATTTACTGAACTTATACTTTGAAAATATATATCTAATCGGGTTATAAAGATACCCGCCGCGCCCGTAGGGGCGGGAGATTCTTTAACAAAGAACGTCTGTGCAATTGGTTTCATATTTTTTTAGTATCCTCTATTTTAAATATTTATTGGCTCTGGAAAGCCAAATTTGCCACCAAACATCTTACTAATGCCATAAAGCACAAAGAATAAACCTATCATGGATATGTGAGCACTTTTTCCAGAATTTTCTTTTCCAAATTTTGGAAGCTTTGATATAAGTCTACTTATTGGTTTTCCAACAGCCATTATTAACTTACCAGCAAGATTATCCTCATCTCTTCTACCGACTAGGTATTGCATGTGTTCTGCCCAAGGAGTAGCGATGCGGTGTGTTATTCTAAGAGTCCAGTCTAATTCAACCTTTTGTCTCTTTTCCTTATCTCTAATCCATAGGAGAACATCTGGAGTTTCACCTGACATCCAACCTACGACGATAGAAGCCCACTTTATATAACCCCAATAAACATCAGGATCAGAAGCTCTTAGGATTTCTCCAAATTCCTCGTCTGCCTTAAATGTATTATAATCCATTAGGCCGAGTTCGTAAAGCTTCGTGCAAATAATAGTTCCGCAGCCACAACTGCGTCTAGCTGGTGGTGGTGGAGGAGGAGCAGGAACATGAGTCTTAGTTATTTCTGCGACAATGCCTAAACCATTAATAGTAGTTCCGGCCTTAACTTCCTCATAACTTAAAATTGTATTTCTAGTATTTAAAAGAGCCTGACCAGTCTTATAGGCAAGCTTTGATCCATAGAATGTAGTTCTTGCTGTAGTAGTTACAGCATCTGCTCCCGTTTCTAGATTATTTATGTCGGTGATTACAAAGTCATTTTCCTCGGATCTAAATGCATTTTCGGCTATCTGAAAATATCCCTGCGCATTTCCATTATTATCTGATATTATCTGATCACCAAATATACCACTATTTGATCCATTGGTATCTCCTAGAGAACCAGCAACACCGCTATACGTATATTCTCCACTAACCACGGTGCGATTAGTAGGAGCACACATAGTAGACACTGGTATATTTCCGAAATAAGTGTATAACTTAGTATTTGGCTTCATTCCTGAAGCTTTAAATGCTATAGTAGATGACTTTAGATATGGCATAATATCGATGCCAGTAACAAAGGTACCGAGATTTAATGTATTATCGGTAACTTGATTCTGTAAATAAGTTCCAGTAGTAGCAAGTGTCGTTTGTGAATTAACGATTGTTTGTGTGAGAGTCGTAACATCCTTACTGCCGTCACTATTAGTAACATTTTTAGTATCAGTACTTGCATTAATTAACGTTGCAGCATCCACGGTCCTAACTTCTTGCCATGCACCCCACTGTGTTCCCCAAGCATTTTCTAGTTGAAGCCAATTAGATGCCATATCAATGGACGGTGTAGTAACATTGACTCCCTTAGAAATGTCGGGTGAATCTGTCCCAGTAGGTGTAAGCGCAACAGTTCCATTATAATGATATATATTTCCCTCAATGCAAGATCTATACTTGGAAGCATATTTCTGACTCTGATATGCATTAGTAGAAGTGTGTTCAAGCATTACTAGATCGCCGTGCTGCATTACACTCTGACTTCTATTAGTATCAAGCATTAATGTACTTCTAAAGAGCGGATGAGCTGGTCTCAATTCACCCTTAGTAGTGTCCATTGAAATATAAAACTTGCCTGAAGGATCATTGACATTGGATCTATCAAATCCCTTAAAGTTTTCTACGAATATACCGTTTTGAAATCTATTTTGACCAGTAGTAGAGCTTCTTACTAGGAGACTTGCTGCAGACTGCTCGAGAAGAGAAAGAGAAGTATAATATTCTATATTATCAATTCTCTTATTAATACTTCCTATATCCTTCATAGTATATCTTCTATTCTGAGACATACTAGAAGTTATGCAATAATCTTGTCTATTATAAGTCTTAGCGTCGATTATTGAAAGAGAAGGATATGGAGGAATAAACATGTAACCGAGAGTCATTGCATTAGATCTCTCAACTGGAACAATCGGATTTGTAGCATCTGCTTTACCTTCAACTACTATGATATTTCCAGCGGTATCTAATTGCACTCTATCGATTCTCTTCATATAGTATTGCAGGTCAGTTTGGAATATAGAATCTGGAGAAGGTAGATATGGCATTCCAGTAAATGTAAGAGCAGTATTTGGATTTATAGTTGCAGAAGTGTATGGATTACCATCCTTCGAAGTGCTGACAGCTGTATTAGTAGCATAAGGTCTAAAATCTATAGAATCTCTTAGATCAAATATATTTCCAGAAGTATTAAGGTATACAGGTATTTGAGCAGTTAATATGGAATTTGTAGCAGATGGACTAGCATCGTTTATAGGATATGAATCACCGCAAAAGAATCCTACTCCTTCTGACGTATTATATGTGAAGTGGCTAAACTTTACAAGTATAGTAGAAGAAGTATTCAAAATGCTTGCTGGACTAGTAGGAGATATCTTAAGATATGATAGATCATAAAAGGCATCTCTTTGACCATTATCAAGTACAAAAAATTTGGAATAGTCTGTTCCAGTATTACTATATGCGTGCGATGTGCCGATATAGACAGCCTCTATCCTCGAAGCATCTGGAACACCGAGACACCATGGGCCGGTTGATCCACCTGCATTATTAGAGCAATCTATCTTAACGAATGAGCTAAATCTAATTTCCTTCTTTATAGACTTTGTGTCGCTTCTAGTAACATCAAAGAATGTATCGATATTAAATGTACTAATTGGTATAAAATCATCGCTTATATCTAGATTAAGTGTTAGATTTGAAACAGAGATAGATCTATTTTCTCTATCGGCAAATGGAATGATGCTTCCAGCTGGAATCGTCTTTGCGTGACGAGTAGAAGTATTAGTTAATGTAAATTCAGGTGTAACATTCATATGAGTGGAATCTGTTATATTAACAATCAAACGCACTTGCTCGGTGCCGTTGCCACTCATAACCTTAATATAATCACCAGCTTTATATTGAGTTAGAAAGTTCGTACCTGATCCGCCAGTAACTGTGTTCTTACTTGATGCTGAACTTACTGCAACATTACCTGCTAGATTTGCAGTTTCACCTGAAGTTAGTGCAATTACTAGGACTTTTTCTTTCTCTGCCGGTGATAGAGTACCTGTATAGGCTATGGATTCTGTTCCAGAAGGATCAACTATAGTAAGAGACGAAGTTCCATCTACTTGGAACTGCATAGTGCTGCTATTCTTTCTTCTATAAGTATAGATTATATTATCCCATGCATCAGTCTTAATGGCTCTAGTTCCAATAGGATATATTAGACCATTAAGTGCAGGTGCAGAGAGTCTGGCTAAATTAGTGCCAGTAGTGGCATTCTTAGTTAGAATGACATCGGCTATTCCAAGTGGGCTAGCGCTATTATAGCATATACTCTTTACATCCTCAAATCTTTGACCTGGAAGCATTTGAACATTGAACATGTATAATTCATACACTGCGCTAGGAGATCCTATAGTTCCACTCTCATATGCAAATCCTCTTACGTATGCAGTTCCTATTTTATTAGCAGCCGAAAACGAATTTGATAGAGGAGATACTGCACTAGTGCTTAGAGCCTGTGTAGCGGTTCTATATAGATCAACTTGTACAATTGTAGATACACTGCCAAATTTACCAGCAACTTCATTTATTCTCAGATAATAACCAAATTGTGCAGTTATTCTCTTATTTTTTCTAGAAATATAATCAGTACCTCTTCTTAGATTAACTATATTATTGTTTAAATACTCTACTCTATAACCTTCTACGTAGCCTAATCCCTTACCAACTAGTAGATTGACATTATTAGCATAGAGCGGATCAGTTGAATCTGCTTTATTTGCAGTAGATAGAACGAATGGATTAACTACGAAATCACCATTTGTCTCTTTTGTCCTGCGAGCCATTTCAGCGCCCAGCATAGAGTACTGCGCAGTTTGTCTAAGCGTCACTACACCGCCTTCTTTAAAATCGGCCAGTGAAAAGAATGACTCTGTATCAACGATTGAAGTAGTAGTTCTAACCGATAATTCTGGATATATCTTAAGTCTATCTGCACCTGGAGCTAAGTGATTTGGAGATCCTGCAGCATTGTCAAATAGTTGTGTATTTGATTGCGCTGTGTCAATTGATTCTGTAGCAACGAAGCCAACAGAAACATTATCTGGCTTATTAGTATATGGAGTTACAATTATACTTTGCGGAGTTACATAGAGGAATGTACCTTTCTTAAAGATAATTCCCTCACTTGTATTCATGGAATATCCAAGACCTATAGCATTAATAATGCTATTTCCAACAAATATATTACCTACTGGAATATTAGAAGCAGTCGATATGCGAAGCTCCTCGTATTCTTTGAATTTATTTTGAGGAAGTGCAGTATCGATATTAGTGGTAGAATTTAAATACTTTACGTATAGTGTATTTGTATTTCCAGATTGATACTGTGAAAGGAAACCTGGAACAATATCAACTATTAGGGCTCTTAGACCACTCTTATTTTCTACATATTGGCTCTTAAAATCTTCTATAGTAAATGCAGTACCGTTTGAATAGTTATCGTCTACTTTTACGTAGTTTCTATTATTGTCAAAGCTAAATATGCAACCCTCAATAATAGATCCCTCTGTATAGATACTTCTACCAAATTTATCTATTTGATCTTGTAATATAGACTGTACTTCATTAAGCTCGCGAGTTTGAATTGCTGTGCCTGGCTTATACAGAACTCTGTAATAACTAGATTTTGTGTCATAGTCATCAAAATAAGGGGAACGTGAAAGATCAGTTTCTAGGGCCATATTTTCCTCTGCTTAAAACTTAATGACTACTTTAATATTTTCTCTTGATGTAGAATTTACTGAGAATGGAGATATATTTTCAAGATATATTACTTTCCCAGTATCTCTCATCAGATCTGGATAAACTATAGTATTATTTATTATATTTTTGCAAATAGCCCCAGATGTTTGACCTATATAATCACCGGCAAGTGGCCCGGCTGAAAATCTATTTCCATTGCTGACATCATCCATTATAACGACGCTAAGAGCGCTCGTAACATTAGCTGTTCCGGATGCGGTCGTAGTAACTATGCTATCTCCACTACTAAATGTACCACTTACTTCTGACAATCTAAGATATGTGCTATTAGCAAATATTACTCTTCCACGAGCTTCATTTATAGAATTATTGACAGTGTCACCAGTTAAGATCGTTCCAGTTTTATTTGATATGACCAAATCTATATTATGGCTTGAATCCACGACCCTTCCAGTTGCCAGTGTTCCATTTTGTTTGATATATTCAAAATTAGTAAAGAATGGATTACTTGCAGTGGTAAAAGGAACTCTAATTAATTGATTAAATCTATCACCAAAAGTAGCAGTTGAATCTATAGTTCCATTTGAAGTAAAGATAGAAATAACATTGGCATATGAATTAGTGGTGCTATCCGAAACTACATCGCTATTGGTGAATTTCCCACTTACACCAGTTAGCACTAATTGCGTATTACTGATAACGTAAGTGATTCTTCCATTGGCGCCTGATGTAGTTTCAGAGATAATATCTACATATCCATCTTGATTTTTATCAATACCAGCTTGAAATAAGCTTATATTTGCCTGATATACATTAGCTACTACTCTTGAGCTTAACCCAATAATATTATCATTAGCAACACTTCCGTTTGCATATGAACTTCTAAAAGCAAATTCTCCGCGTGGCATTTTTATATTTTTTAATTCTATGAATGAACCATTACTATATACGACTAGACCAGCCGAATGCGTATTAGTCTGATATACAACTTCTCCGGTTTCAAAGCTTCCACTAAGAGTTCCTGATAATTGCAATTTAACTCTGTCAAAACTATTAGAAGCGAGATTTATAGTTACATCGTCAAATAGAGGATTTTCTAATATTCCAACTTTTCTGTAACTTCCAGTTATAGGAAACCTATATGATTCATTTGAACCAGTATCTATATTAATAGAAATACCGGCGTATCTAGCTCCAAGTTCTGCTTTAGTGTCACCGCCGTGACCTGCAACCGGTGATATAATTGCTTTAGCTATAGCACCTGTGCCATAGTTGGAATTTGCAACTACTCCAATATTAGCAGAAGTGTAACCGCTACCAGCATTAACAATTTTAATACTGTCAATATTATGAGGTGAAACAACTACCTTATTAATAGTGGCCTGAGTACCTTTATTATTAACGAATACGTTTGTGGGATTAAATAATCCTATATTAAACTTTAGCAACATATATGAATCAGTAACTGTAGCGACTGTACCAACTGCTCCCGTAGTAGATTCGGTTATAATATCTCCAACAATAAATGTCCCCGTAATATCTGAGAAGTATATTTCAGCAGAAACACCGCTAATAACTTTTCCTATTCCTGAGATAATAGCGCTAACTCCAGTTCTATTAACTATATAATCTGATACTCTAAATTCTGACTGTGTAGGAGTAACTCCAATTGCAGTACTATTAGCTGCATATATGATACCAGTAGCACCACCTGTTAAGTTGGTAATGCTTTCGCCAATATTAAATGATCCATTTGAACCAGTATAAAAAACATCTATGCTATTATTAACTACTGCATAGGCTACTGCTCCAATTCCATCTCCATCAATAGTAACTGTAGGAGATATAACATACTCAGTTCCTTCATTGAGAGAAGGGAAATAAGATATAAGATTTGCAGTTCCCTCTTGATTCAAAGTAGTTGAATTTCTAGCAAATACTAATTGTCCAGGTAAAAATTGACCGAGTTGCGTCTTGATAGTTATATTTGGGTACGATAATACACTGTCAATATGTGCTCTCTGTAAGGAAGATGATCCTTTAATATAGAAGTTAGTGCTATATACGCTCGATATACTTCCAGTTACATTGGTCGCCCCTTGCTTTTGAAGGGTATCACCGACAGTAAATGTACCACTGATATTATTAACTATCATGTGAGTAATTCCACTGACTGTAACTAATTGACCTATAGTACCTACACCGCCAGTGGAGCTATCGGCAACAATATCTCCTACTGTGAATGAACCAGCAATTGAGGAGTAACCGAGATCTATCGATGTATTTGTAACTCCACCAACAAATCCTGATCCAACTATGTCACTTACTACCATATTCGTATTATTAGCAAAAGATACTATGCCGGTAACAGTCTGACTGGTATTGGAAATGTCAACCATCGTTATCTTTTCGCCGGTAATATAGCTCAAACCGAGTATTGACTGATTACTAAATGCTATTATCGATCCATTTAAATTCGTATTTGAGATGTATCCATTTCCGCTGGTGATAGAGATTGAATCTGGTCTAAGAGCATATGGAATACTATAGTGAACATTTGATATGGCAGAATTATTGAATGGAACATCGACAGATATAACAGAGCTATTAACTGTCACTACCCTTCTAACATTATTATTAGCATCTGCTCCGAATCTTATATAAGATCCAACTGCATATTCAGATACAAAGCTTGTTCCAGTATTAGCGAATACATACGTATTTCCTGTATTATCAGAAGTAACTGCGGTTATAACAGCATTAGAATTTGAAGTTATTCCCTTCGTTTGATAAGTTGAAACCCAAGATCCAGCAGTATTCGTTAGGAGTATCTTTGAGCTTGTGGCGCTAAATACAAATCCATTTGCGGTATTAGAAGTTCCATTGCTCTGATATATCTTTTCACCGACAGTAAATGCACCAGTATTAGATGATATTGCTAGAGCAGTAAACGGAGAAACTCTTATATTACCGGCCTTCAATGTCCCAGCTTGCTGAGTGTCTACAATAGGATATGGGTTTAGAATATTAAATGTGGTGCCACCACTATTTCTAACTACCTTTATTTGCAAGTCATTTGAAACTATGATAGTGCCATTAGCTCCCGAATCTGATTGAATAACATTGTCGCCAACATGAAATATTCCCTGCTTGTAAAGATATGAAATAACGTCGACATTTTGAGTTAGTGTAGCACCGGAATTAAATGTTCCACTAATATCTTTAAGTTGCATTGTAGTATAGACTTCAAATGGAGAATCTACTGTTACGATTCTATTTGTCCCGTCATATGTCTTAATTTTTCTAATTTGCCCAGATCCAAAACCCGACTTCAAATAAATTGAAGATCCAGTGTAATATCCATTAATAGGAGAAGCACCCCTATCGATAACTACATTATAATCATTGATAGTTGATATCAAGTATCCTGAATAAAATGTATGATAGCTATTTCCTCTATTAGTCATTCTAATAGTGTCGATAGTTCCACCAACGGCATTTTCAGTTACATCTGCGTCAACATTAACAGGTATATAAGATATAGTAGTAAACGCTGCATTTGCTGCTGTGTCGAGCGTATACATATATTTCCAAATATAACCATCAGAAGTACCGAATGTTCCACTAGTAGATTTTAGAGATGGCTTTACGACAGATTTAGCCCCATAGTTATTGTCAATACACTTATACACTTCATAGTTATTTGTCATGACATAGAAATTTTTATTATAAAGATCTCCGTCATCTTGGTCATAAAAATCATATACATCACCGGAAGTCCAATTAATTCTTGGAATCATGAAAGCTACATTTTGCGGTTGAAGTAGCTTTCCAAAAGCCATATCTTTATAAAGTTGTGACTCATGCTGGGATATGGAGGCTGCAGCAGTAGTAGCAACAGTTGTTTCATTTCCACTACCATCTAGCCACGCATGCTGCTTTCCAAAATACAAATAATATGAATTATAAGAAGACGTTATGTTATTAACAAACGAATTAATAATATCAAGATAATGGTGAATAGTTAATACTGCCATGGACCTACCTAGCGTTGTTTCTTATATTTATTAGTAATGAAAGGCGTATTATAAGCTTTGGATATTAAAATACACCGGTTGAGAATCCTCTTCTATGAGATAACTTCTTACAGAAAATTTACCATATAAAGCTATTCCACTTGGATGGACTAAGTCTTTAACTAATGCCTTATATGTTTCTAGCATTCTTGGAGCTATTATTTCGTATGAGAAATCCTGATAATACTCGCTATCTTGAATTTTACTAGACCCACTTACAAATCCCTTATTATCTTCATAGTAGCCACTTCCTAAACCGGTCAAATCCACTACAGTAACTCCAGCGACACTAGCTCCTGAACTACTAAGGCCAGTAAGGTAGATATATTCTTTATCTTCATAGCCAAAACCAGAGTCTATTATATTCAGAGAAGTAACTGTACCATTTGATGATCCCGCAGTAGTTTTAATTACAGCATCTGCTCCCCAATAACCGCCTATTCCATTTGGTATTCTTAGATTGTATATATCTGGTTCCACTATTTCCACAGTAGGAGGATACGTATACCCAGATCCTTGATTGATATTCTTGAGATATGATATAGTACCTATAGTAAATGTCTTTGAATTAAATACCTCTGCCATTTTACTGTCTAAGTTCACTTTAATAGATGCTCCAGCGTTAAATAGCGCTCCAGATTGACTAAAGTCAGTTTTTCTATATACTGACACTACATTAGCAGTAGTTCCAGATGTTGTACCAGTTATTATAGATCCTGGAATAAAGTAGCCTATAGTATCAACATCTCTATTTTGCTGATATACTTCCAGATTACTGGCTGTCGAACCAGCGGTATTAACAGTAGCATTTCCAGTAATTGTAACTTTATCGTGCTTATTTAAGACCATTATGGTTGATCCAGTTATACTACTACTTAGTATAATTCCAGGAACCAAGTTTGCTATTTCCATGGCAGCATCTGTTCCAGTAATGTTTAGCATATTTTTGTCAGAGTTATAAACTCTTAGGTCTGTTACGCCAATTGTATTATTTGATAGAATCTCATTATTCGTAACTGCACCACTCATATATCTGACATCTAGAGCCATAACGTTTGTTGATGAAGTGACGTTCTCATTCGTAAATGAACCGCTTGCGGTGTCAAATACTAGCGTAAATCCTGCAGTTGCATTCTCAAGCCTCTCATCCTTTGAATTTTCTATGATATCTCTAAAAACTGTCACAACTTGTCTATCTACAATATCTCCAATTGCAAAAGTTGCACCTGATCCATAAGTCAATACGCTAACTGATGATATCGTCGCATTTATAGAAGATGGGAAATTAACATTATTCGTTGTTATTATATGGCCTGATTGAAATATTCCATTATTTGATCCAATTAAAATAGTAGATGTATTTGCAAATACTATAGTGCCATTAGCCCCAGTAGTACGCTCATATACCGTATCACCTATGCGAGTAGTGAGATCGCCGTCAGATCCAGTATATGATACGGTAACATTCCCATGCGCAGGTGTAACAGTTATTTGCGCGTTGGTACTAAATCCATAACCCCCATTAATTAGAATAAAATTAGCTAATCCTGAAGTTTTCTTTATAGAATTAACTCTGGCAATAGCCTCACTTCCCTTACCATAAACCCTTAACTCATCACCAATATTATATCCAGAAGCTCCATTTAATATGCTAATGGCCGAGAGGGATCCAAAAATATTAGGAGAATTACTATCAAATTCAATAGTTCCGGGTGAATAAATTCTATCCCCGAATTTAAAGTTTCCCTCAAGATTGGAAAGATAGAGAACATTAATAGTTTTACCTTGAACTTTCTTCTCAGAATAGCTTTCAACTACTGCAGATGCATTTCCGCTAGAATAAATTATCTTTCCAACCAATTGTTGTAGGTATGGATGACTGGAAATTTCAATATACTTTGGAATTACATACTTAGCAGAAGATGGCTTTAATACATCTTCACCTGGAATGTAGACATCGATATCTTCATTGAATAGGAGTCTAAAGAGAAGATTATATGATTCTTTGGTTCCCTTTGACTTATATAACTCTACTATGTGCTTTATCAAAAATCTTTTATTAGCCGCAATATTTTCGGGAATATTGTTGATGTATTTTTTCTTAAAATAAGAAATATACTTAGTCATGGTATTATCTAGGTCGCCGCTATCTATGAGTGATCTAGATTGACCTATAGTGTTTTCAGGCAATTCAAGCCATTCGTAATATGACTTAACGAATGCTATAAAATTCTGACCCTCTTCCCTATAGAAAGCTGGAAACTGAGACTCAATAAATGGTGATATAAATTTTTCTATCATTTTATTGGAATAGCCTTAATGTTTATGCTTCCCTCTTCTATTTCAACTATATTATTGAAATTAGCATAGATATCCGTATTAAGAGGCTTAGCTCTTATTTCAATTCCTACACTATCAATAAATTTTATGATATTAATATTTCTAATCGATATAATCCCAGTTGTATAGTCTATTGAACCAACGGCTGTATACACTGAAGAATTATTATTTGTAATTTCTTTAATATAGATGACTGGATTCTTATTTAATACGATATAATTTTCCAAATCAGCTGTTCTTTCAAAGCTTTTAACATTTGGATTATAGTCTGTAAATTCATAAATCATGCCGTCATTTACAACAAAGCGACTACTAGTTATTGTTCCAGGTTGTAGAGGATTACTCATATTAACCTGAATTGCCTGATTAACTCCTAGAGTAGGCTGAAATGGCTTGTATATGTGAGCTACTATTTGATTGCTTATTATGCTCGTATCTGTATTATTAATAGCAGTCGATAATTTTGATATTCTCAAGGCAGTGTCAAATCTCTGTAGATATGTAGTATTAAATGTCTTTATAGCATTCTTAATCCTGGTTATAATTTCTGCAGGACTATTTGTAGTATTATTGTAATTAATGTCTGCGTTGATATCTAGCAAGACATATATGTATCCGGGATCAATTATTTCGTTTTTTATATTGATCATCTTCTTACTATTAAGATATGATATAACGTCGCTCTTTCTTTGGTTAGAAAGTGGAGCTCCGGAATAAGTAGTCGGAGATATTATTACAGTGCCATATCTAAGTGTTCCAGTAGCTCCCGACTCTTCTCCTCCATACACTGCAACATCCTTGATATCCTTAAAATTATCTAAGATGAGAGTTATATAGTCGTTCGTAGTTACAGCTCTATCTTGAGCTTGATATGATCTTGGAGCTCTAAATCTAATAGACTCTATACTCTCCGTGTTTGCACCGGCAGTAGATGGATAGGGAGTTATAATAGTAGCTTTAGCTGTTCCACCGTTAAAGATTCCAAGATCTCTATCTAGATAAAAATTGGTAATTCCACCGCCATTTGTTCCTTGAGTAGATCTATAATTCACTGTAATTCTGGAAGAATTGAGTGGCCTCTTACCGAATACGCCATCACCAAAAATAACTTCATAGCCAGTTCCATTGGCTTGTATGAAGCACACAGTTGATGTCGGAGTCAAGTTATAGATGTTCTTAACTACGCTAAACGTAGTCGGTGTTATATTATTATTCTCATAAACTGAAATAGTCAAGCTATCAATATCTACATTCTCATCAGTAATTAAGAATCTTTGATTTTCTATACTGTAATCCATAATAAATGTATCATTTAAAAATATGCCTTCATATATTGGAACATCGCCAAAACTGAAGGTATCTGTCGTAGATGTAGTAACTAAGTTCTTGTCAGTAGTGTATACAAAGCTTCCATTAGAGTTAACTCCAGTAAATTGAGTTCCTTTGGGAATCTCAAAACTGCCGGTTATTCCATTTACAACAAATATTAAGTCTAGTTGAGCTTCTGGAGATTTCATAGAAGAAGGAGTATAATTTATTTCCTTGGCATGAGATACTACTGAATCTCTCAACTGGGCTGTATCCAGAAAAGATTCCGAGAGCGCCATATTCAGATAAAAGCTATTTAAATATGTATTGTAAGATAGAACATCTAATAGAACATTGATATTTGATCCCTCAAAATTATAGTCTTTAAATACAGACTGAGATTTCAAATAAGTCTTAAGATTGTCCTTAAGAGTGTCAAAATCTAGGGAAGTTAAACTTATAGAGCTATTTGCCATTTATCTTACTCTTCTTAGAACTACATCTAATGTTATTGGTTCATTACTATTTATTAGAGAAAATACAACGTTTACTATGACTGAATTCTGATCTGCAGTAGGATACACTGCCACATTTATTAGATTAGCTCTCTTTTCATTATACTTTATAGTATCTCTAATACTATTTGAGATATTGTATGCAGTCAATTGGGTGAGAGGCTCAAATAGATAGCGAGTGATGTCTCCACCGACAAGCGGTTGAAAAAGTCGCTCGCCTCGCATGGTAAAAATTAGATTCTTAATGGACTGCCTAACTGCAGCCTCATTAGTAGTTTTTCCCAGAGTTCCAGTTAGAGGATGCCTATCAAAATTATTTAAGAAATCACTATATTGCTCCACATTGGTACTGAGTTGCGTAATATTATCAGCTCTTGCCATTTTTGTCTTCTCTATGCTAGAATTTAACCCAAAATATCAACAAAAAGGCCGGAACCTGTAGCTACTGGATCATTATGACTTGAGCTGTCCGGACTAGAGTGATCTCCCACACCTATTACATATTTACCATCTATACTAATAAAGTTTTGCTGCGGAATTAGTTGTCCATTACCATGGCTGCACGCGTCTCCTGCAACTGCCCAAAATTGACCATCAATGGTTACATAATTTTGACCTAAAGCGATAGTAGTAGCGCCGCAAGATCTTAGATCTAAATTTCTATGAGCAAATGCCATACTAACCTCTTATAAATTTAACAGTTGGAGCTTTTATTGTAACTCCAGTTGGATCTATTATTATCATTGAAGTACCTACCTTTAGAGTCATTAAAGTAGTACTCTCTATTAGTATAGGGCCTTGATCAAATAATCTAAATCTACCTGCATCCAACTTTATGTCTATATTACCCTTCTGACTATGAATTCCATATTCTCCATTAAGCATCTTGTAATGCTGACCTTTAACAGACAATACATAGTCGCCGACTATACTATGAGATGTATTTCCAGTATGCTCTGTAGTGATGTTGCCATTAATTGTTGTAAATTTATCACCTGAAACATGTTGCAATTCAGAATCGCCAGATCCACTTATCATAATCCCGCCGGCTCCCTGATATTGGTTTCCTTTTATTTCTTGGGTTGCGCTGCCATCGACATTAGTTCTCTGAGTTCCACCCACCTTGGTATCATTGTGCCCATCTACGGTAGTTGATACTCCATCAGCATGATAGTTGTATGTTTTTCCAACAACTGCCTGAACAAATCTTCCAGTCCTATCAATTTCGACGTAAGATCCTTGCGTATGAGCTATACGCAAGCTTTCCATTCCTGGAGCATCATTTATATGAATCTCGTGACCTCCGCGAGTTATAGTAGCCTGATTGTAAGGATACTCTGTCTCGAAGGTAGAATCTGGGTGCTTTACATTATTTGGATCTGTCGCCATTTATAACCTCGTTACTTTTAAATCGTATTTTGCTCCATTAGAAAGAACACTAGATACCGATACAGCTTTTATATTTGGATTCGAATCTAGTTTAGCATTTGCATATGCTAAAGCAGCATCTTTAGTGTCTTGATCATTTTCAGCTGCACTCTTGACTAGAGCTGCTTGCATAGCATTTTTTTTCACTGATAAGAGAGCTTGATTCTTTGTAAATTGAGTTATCGCAGTTAGTACTGCACCTGCCTGAAGAAATGAAGTTGGAATATGACCACCGGTTGCTAATCCTATAAGCGGTGCTAAGCCTGGAATGAGTTTGCTTGCAAATCCAGAAATACTATTGAGAGAGACACCAGCTCCGAATATTGCGCTTAGACCAGCATCAGCCATGGAACTTAGAGCACCACCCAATAAGTTATCGAGAGCTCCTGCAACTGCTATGCCAGCATCTAGCATAATTACACCTCTCATGAAATCACCCAATATACCATTGTTTATATCATTAGTCATTCTATCAGTATGAATGAATTCAATTTCTTCCTCTGCAGAGATATAGTTTGGCTCATCAGAGAGTCTTCTAGTCCATACTAATCCTATATTATCAGGAGCAATCCATGTTATGAAACCTGGATATGGATCTTCATCGATAGAATAATATAGCTTAACGTATAGATCTGGAGGGAAATCTAGGATAAATTGCGAAGGAGGCTTTTTACTGGTAAGTGTCTGTACAGCAACTGGAGGTTTTTTCCGAGTTACTACTCTACCTCCATTTGAAGCCGCGTGATTAAATAGATCCATCTGGGCGAGTGATAGTATAGCGGCTAAATTAGCCTGCATGAGATGCTGGAATTGAAGAGCAGTGCCTATTAGGTCTAGAACTGGACCTAAACCCAAACTAGAAGCTAGATTTAAGAGAGATCCAGTTAAAACAGCTCTCGCCAGAGACTGTAATCCACCTGGACTAGTAAGAACCATAATATTTCTAACAGTAATGTAGCTTTTAGTCATATTAGATAGTGGAGAACCTTTACCCATTGGATCCACACTCTTTGCAGTATCTAGAACATCTCCTTTATTATTCTTATCAGCAGAAGCAGTAGTCGGAGTCTTTGGCTCCTTCATCTTCTTCTCAACATCTTTAGTAATTATAGATCCAAGTGTATTTGATACAGAATTAACTATTTTTTCACCGGCATCGATTGCCGCTATTCCTAATCTAGCAGCGAATAGAGCGGAGTATGGATTGTATGGGTGAGGATCAGATGCTTGAGCTGCAGATGGAATACTACCGAAGCTATAATCAATCTCAATAATTCCATCGGTATTTGACCCGCTCTTTGGATCACCAGATTTACCAAAACTTCCCATAATTATTGGATACTGCTGATCCTTGTCTGCCCAAAAACCAATAATCTTGGAACCTTTCACTAACCCAACAGGAGCAGTTCCTAATTTACCATGAGCCGCAGAAGTGGTTGATTGTAGAGGAAGTGCCCATGGAAGATCTTTGTCGGCGATATTCATCTCATCATCATATGCACTCAAAAGACGAACCTGCACTCTACCTGACTCGTCAGGATCCTTGACATTAACTACTTCGCCTATCCACCATGAAAACGAATTTCCTAAATTCTTTTCGGTCATACGCCTTTCTCCGGATTACCCTTAATGCACTCTACAACACATGTGTATCTCGGATTTTCACCAAAAAAACCTATGTCATGATGTATTCTAGATATTAAAAAATTACCTGATAGAAACGTGTCATTCTCTTTATTTCCAGTAGTACTAACTTTATTTGGAATATCCAATTTAATAACTGCTCCCGCCTTCAATACAAAATCGCCATAAGTTCTAATCTTCAATGCACTCTCTAATAATATTCCAAGATATGCCTTTTGATTGTGAGCTATCTCAGGTATATGAGTATTAGCTCTTGCCGAGTTATCCTCCGGTATGAATAGTGTTTTTGCATTCTTAGGATTACCATATTTCTGTCTCAATTCGGAAGATAATAGATTACCGTCACCGCCGGAAGCGTACTTCTCAGAGTCCGAAGTAAGTCTCTTTTTATTAAGTGTGTGAGTTCTAAAATCAAATGACACTACATCAGTAACACTATGCGTTAATCTATCTATGGTATTGAATTGAGTAGGTATTTCAAGCGCCAGTAATTGATCATGAGTTATATTTTCTATATTGCTGTTTAAACCGTCAGACTGCTGAAAAGTTTTTACTGGACTTCCCTTAAAGAGACCCTCTACGGTAGAAAATTTAAATATTTGGTCTGATTCTCCGCGAGTCTCAAACAAGACAAATACTGAAGACTTATTTTGAGTAGATGTAGATCTCAGCTTTATCATGTTTATAGCATCATATGGAGCATAACCAGCAACCTTAATATGCTGAACACCTTGAGTTTCTTCAACCTCTATTTGCTTCTTTGTCTTTAGATAATCGGTAAGAATCGTCTTAATAGCTGAAGAGTGCTGAGTATTAAACGCATGCTTTATAACGCATGTCTGTGCATATAGAGCTTCCTCAGATACTAACTTTAGCGTATATTGCTTTGACTTTAGGGAAGAAGTAACTGTTCCAACTCCGTCGATGGCTTGAACTCCAAACTTATAGTTCGCCGTCACTCCCCCGGGTACCTGAAAAGACATGTTTACAGTCTCATCACCGATTATCTTTATTTGACCTAGGTGATCATCTGTATCAATTAGAACTAGATCTGCCACCATTCCCGGAGTAAATATGCTCTCGTATATCGATAGACTCGCGAATGATGAAGCCACATCCAAAGATCCCCTGCTGGATGTTATTTCTAACTTATTAGTTATGATATCGCCAGGATTATATGTTGACATATTACTTTAATAAGTTTTCTAGAGACTGTGCAAATTGTGTTGAGTACTTCTTATCAACGACTCTGATACTCTTATTGGTCTCATTTTTTTCTCTCTCATAATCATACACGCTAACTGCATCCCAATATACCTCTTCACCGACTTCTATATTATTCACTAGATTTGTAACTGCAGTAAACACAACATTCGAGTGGCTATCTATTCCATAGATGTGACTTGAACCAGTTATGCTGACACTCTCGCTAGTATAGAGAGTTCCCGAAACGTGATGAACGACGAGAGAACTCGTATTTGAGAAAACAACCTGCGCTTTTCCTGGAATTACATTATTATTAAAGACTATCTTTACTATCTCGTCTTTAATGAAATTATTTCCATTGCAATTATATTTTATTACTGAATTGGTATTAATTTTCCAGTCAGACTTCACTCTAACATACTTAAGAACCCTATCAGAATTCTGATCGTATACAGGTTGCCAATATTTATGATGTGTTTCTTGAAGCGCAGCGTACTCTGTTAGGGTTAAGTTCTGTTCCTGGTACCAATTATTAGTGTAGTGATGTATCTTATTTTGCAAAACATATGAGCTTATTCCATACTTCTTCTGCATCACACCATTAAATGTATCATCATCCATGTACCAGTCATAGTAAGGATCTACTATATTATTCGAGATATATATTAGCCAAGTCATGTATTGGTCATTATAATAGTAGTTAGAGAGTTGATCAGCTCTCTCACCATCTGATATATCATACTTGTAGAACAAATATGGGTTATTATAGAGACTATCTACTATCTTAACCCTCTTAGTTATATCAATAGCAAGTTGATCATTGTATACTATCTTTGAAAATTTATTAAAATATTTCTGAGCCATTATTGACCTCCACCTGGCATAGAAGGTGGATATGAAGGTGAAGCTGATCTTAATCCGGAATCTATTATATCTTCTTGAAGCATGTATTCGATTTCTTGAAGAGTAACGCTAAGACTTACTTCTGTAGGAGCATGTGTAGTTTTAAAGAATGATGGGCCATTTGGCGCAAAATTAACTGCGAGCGATTTAACAACGCACATCTTAAAGTTATATAGGTATCCCTGAGGAAATATAGCTACCTCTGCCATATTTGGATAATTTAGTAGGATACCGTTAGTACCAGTAGCAAGAGATGGAAGCATATTAGACTTAAATGCATTTATTATATTATTTAACGCATCTGACTCGGCGTAATTTCTAGGAGCTAATGTCCAATCAAATTGATGTGATCTAAATGCGGGAGACTTGTATAGCATTGTTAGGAAGGGATTCTGTGATAGTCCTGCAAGTTGAAGTCCAGCTGCTGCATTACCTTGTCCTATAGTGTTAGCAGCAATTTGTGCTCCAACTCCAATAACACCTGCGTTAACTGCATCGGCAGTTGACTTAAGTCCATCAGCAAGACCTGAAGAAAATGCATCTCTAATTTTTCCCTTATCTTTTAGAAGCTGTTCAATTCCTGCACCTGCCACTGGTTGGGCGTCTTGTGCCCAGTCGGCATCCAATTGATCTCTAAGGTTATTTGGAACAGGAAGCATAATTCCTCCTGTTGGAATAGCAGTAGGTTGGTCAAATATAGATCTTCTCTCATACTTCTTAAATTGAATAGCCATATAAAAATTACGACCAATACCTGGATTAACAAGATCAAGCGGGAACATAAAATCCCCGCCATATGCTCCACGATATGCAGGAGCCAGTGGACCATTATAAGCAGCTTTACCTAAATTATAAGCTGCATAGCCCACGGCAACTCCAGCAAATCCTGCTCCAACTTGGTCGATCGTCGGCAAAGATACCATTCTTTTTTTCCTATAAATATTACTATTAAATCCCTATATCTTTATTTATTGAATAATCAAGCAAACTTACATGAAAACATATAAAGGTTATTTTAAACCTAAGCATCCAGAAAAATATAAGGGAGATCCAGCAAATATCGTTTATAGGTCCAGTTGGGAGCTAAAAATGATGATGTATCTAGATGACCACAGAGATGTGATACAGTGGTCCTCTGAAGAATTCTGCATACCTTATAGATCTCCCATAGATGGAAAAATACACCGGTACTTCCCAGACTTCTATGTTAAAAAGCGCAATGTAAATGGATTGATAGAGGTTGCGGTTATAGAAGTAAAGCCGGCAATACAGACAGTAGCTCCCAAGGTTCAAAAAACACAAACCAAGAGATACATAAATGAGGTTTATACTTGGGGCATAAATAATGCTAAGTGGGAAGCAGCAAAAGAATTCTGCGCCGATAGAAATTGGTCATTTCATATATTCACCGAGAGAGAGTTAAATATAAAATTCTAATGGCATACATTTTCACAAAAATAGCCACTGCAGCTTCCAATGCTGGAATTACTCCGAATGCTTCTAACGAGGCGCGCAGTTGGTTTCGCGCTGCAGCTGGATCTCTGTCTTCTAGAAATGTTAATAGCAATAGAATGATGAATGACATGCAAAATGTAGTAACCAAGATAGACATAAACTCCATAGGAAGAATGTACATGTTCTTCTATGATCCAAAGAACAAAGACACTCTCCCATACTACGACACGTTTCCTCTAGTATTTCCAATAGGATTTAAGGACAATGGATTCCTAGGATTGAATCTCCACTATCTCCCGCCAGTATTAAGAGCCAAGTTAATGGATGCCCTATATACTACTGCCAACAATACAAAGTACGATGAGTCTACTAAGTTGAAATTATCCTATGACTTGCTAAATGGATCTGCTAGATTCAATTACTTCGCTCCGTGTCTCAAGCACTACCTGTGGAATCATGTCCCTGGCAATAAATATCTACATGTTGAAATAAATAACTGGGATACTGCGCTTATGCTACCTACACAGAGATTTCGCAAGGCTCAGATTGAGAAGATTTACAAAGATTCTATTAGCAAGGTATCATAATGCCATTTAATATAGCACAATTTAGCTCAAATATAGGTCAATACGGTGTCCTATCAAGTAATAAATTTATGGTATTTTTTAACACACCATACTCTGTTAGGGTTAGTCAGAATCAATCATCTGGGGGAAGTTTTCTAAACTTTGCGACAGAGAGACTCCTGCAACTTAGGGCAGAGCAAGCTAGATTGCCAGCAGTTCTATTGCAAACTGACAGCGTCAAGAGATACGGCACAGGCGTAGAGCAGAAGATGCCCTTCAACGTCCAGTTCGGAGATACGAGTTTCACGTTCGTAGCTGATGCTGCGGGAGAGTTATACAACTACTTCTATAACTGGTTGAATACGATTATAGACTTCGGTGGATCTCAGAAATATAGGGGAGAAGCTTCTTACGAGGTCAATTACAAGGATGACTATTCGACTAATATTGACATATACGTCTTTGACAATACCGGCGGATTAACTCATACAGTAACCTTATTTGATGCATTCCCAAATTCACTAAATGACATTAACCTAGACTGGGGAAATCAAAATTCGGCTATGAAGATTACAGTCGGATTTACATTCAGGGATTGGTCTCTAGCGCCAGCATCTGGAAATATACTGGGACTTAATATGGGAACATTTAATCCAGCATTCTTCTATCCAAATGCAGCAATATACGCAGTTGACAATTTACTTTCACAAGTATTTTAATAATATTAATAATGGAGTTTTGTAATGTTACCCAAGATATCATATCCGCAATTTGAATTAGTTGTGCCATCTACTAAGAAAAAGATGATGTTTAGGCCATTCCTCGTCAAGGAAGAGAAGATTCTTCTAATGTCTAAGGACAGCGGCGATGAGAAGGACATCCTAGTCTCTATCAAGCAAGTCGTTAATAACTGTTGTTTAGAAGAAAATTTCGATGTCACTACTCTATCTCTCTTCGACTTAGAATACATGTTCATTCACATTAGAGCTAATTCAGTAAATGACACTGTAAAGGTCTCTTACAAGGATAAAGAAGACGAGAAGATCTACGACTTCGACATTAAGTTAAAGGAAGTAGTCGTCGACTTCCCAGAAAATGTAAATTCAGTTATCAAGATAACAGAGAAGTCGGGAATTCAGATGAAGTATCCTAAGGTAACTCTGTACGAGGACAAAGAATTCCTGCAAGCAGGAGCAGACGCATTCTTCCAACTCATAGTACGCTGCATAGACAAGATATACGACGAAGACCAGATATACGACTGCAATACTTACACATTCGCTGAATTGTCCGACTATCTCGAGAATTTGGACGTCAAGACATTCGAGCAGATCAAGGAATTTATGGGTAATCAGCCAAAGTTACTATACACTATCAAGTATAAAAATTCACTGGATCATGATAGAGAAATCGAGATGACAACGTTATCTGATTTTTTTACCTTGCGCTGAATCACAATACCCTAGAGAATTACTATACGACTACTTTCTCTCTGGTTCAGCATCATAAATACTCAATAACAGAGATAGAGAATCTTATACCATTTGAACGCGACCTCTATGTTGAAATGATAATGAATTACCTCAAGGAAATTGAGGATCAGAGGAGGCAACAAAGTCAATAATGGCAAAGAAACCTATACCACTGTCGTCGGCTGATGTAAAGTCAGGTGCCTTCGTTGATCCTGAAACTGGAAAACCAAGTGCAGTTAATCCAAGTGTACTCGAGCAAATCGAGCGCGTTCAGCGTGAAATGGAGGAAGAGAAGAGGGCTAAAGAGGAAGCTGAAGCTGCTGCCTCTAAAAAGTCACTTCCTAAGACAAAGTCAGAAGGACCAAAGGAAGACGGCGAACGAGGCGATGAAGACGAGAATCTCAGGGAAGCTGCCAAGAAAGAGAAGTTATTCTCTAAGTCATTTCCAAGTTTATCAAAATTTCTTGAGCACATAGACCATCAAATAGGCGAGAATAGAAAGCAAAATGACCGCTTAGACAGGGATATGCAGGCCGTAGGCCAGACGCTAAATGAGACAAACAATCTCCTAAGTACTCTTAATAGCTATATGTACAGGTCTCTAGGAGTCCTGGGCAGCATCCTGAGCTCACTAAAGAGCAGCGGGGGAGATGGTTCCGGCGGGGGCGGGGG